CTCTTTTTTATTGTGCTATATAATCCAGATGAGCGGCGACAGCTTCGTCCATCGTCTTATATCGACCAACGCGAACGCGCTGCCCGGCCTTCTGAACTTTTACTTCCCAACGATCACGGGTCTTATCGTAAGACACGCCCCGCGCTCCGGTCGTGTTGTGAGTATAAAGATATTGATAGTCGTGGCGTCTTGTCACCATGTTCGGCCTCCTGTTAAAGACCTGTCCCCAATATCATAGCGTCCCCATATATCAATAGCAAAATGCAGATGGGGACATCTTCGGGACGGGTTTGAGAAAGTCCGGGACGGGTTCGGGACGGGTTCGGGACGGATAAATATGAGGACTTCTGCGGTCCGGGACGGAAGGGACGGATAATTCTAAGTTAATTGGCTCTTACGACAGTAACAGTGTTACCCATGTACATTTACCACTGTTACATTATTTACGCCGAGTTATACTCGGTCAAACCCGTCCCGGCCGTCCCGGCCCGCAGAAATCCTCACTTTTATCCGTCCCGGATTTGTCCCCAAAGCGTCCCGGACTTTTAGAAAGCGTCCCGGATGGCAGTTTTCCGTCGTTTTGTGATTTTTAGTCGTCATACGGATCGGGCAAGTCGTCCGCATCGAGGTTATGAGAGCCGACTTGCTTGATCTCGATGATGGGTTGTTCCTCGATCTGCTCATGAGGATTGTCACCCGCCAAGTTTAGCTGGCGCAGTGCATCAAGATGTAGTTGGTTTACATTGACTTGAACCGCTGTGGTCGGCTTGGCTTGGAACTTCTCAGGTGCTGTCACACCCGCCAGCCATTTGCGCGTCTCGATCTTGAGGCGATCAGCGTTAGCCGACACATGGTCGGCCGCGTCTGCAATGTCGAGGCATTCGTCTGCCCATGTCTCCGCCGCCAACGAGCGGGCCTGCTTGAACCGCTCTTCACGGTCAGGGTCTTTTCTAATCCAATGGTAGAGAGAAAGATTGCTGATGCGCAGTTCCCGCGCCAAGCCAGCCATCGTCATTCCCGATGCGATCTTCTCCAGCAGCGTGCTCTCGCCAACCTTATCCAAGTTAGATGCGATAGTGCGGCGCTTGATATGTCCAGCCATAAATCCCCGTTTGAAAATAGATTTTCGAAAAACGAATGGTTTCGTTTCTTGACAACTTTTAAACTGTTACCAGTTTTTTGGAAATCCCCGTACGTGCACGCGCCTACAGGCGCGCCCGCGCCATGCGCACGCACGCCCGCACGCATAGGCGCGCGGTTCTAATGCATAGGCGCACAAGCCGGGCTATGCCGCTAAGGATGAACGGAATTGACAGCCAAATAGGATGGATTGCGAAAGCTAGAACCGCAAAGGGCCAATAAATAGCAGGCATGGCCCTAAAAGCCGTTTTAAAGGCCTCTAGAGCGCGATTTGCATCATTTGGGTGTAATATAGCCGCCCGCATTGTTTCTGCCCTCTACGGGCGTTTAAATGGCCCGCTTTATTGGGCGACGCTAGGCGTGCAACGGCCGGGCCTAAAGGCTATGGTGGCCGGGCATAAAAAAAGGGCGGCACAATGGCCGCCCGGTTGTTTTATCTGTTATCGTTTATCGCAAAAGCAATTGCACAAGCTTTTCTATCGTTTCTCTAATCGGCACACGGCCGCTTTCATATTGCCTAATCATTCGGCTTGAATTCAGGCCTAGAGCCTCTGCCATTTGTTCTTGCGTCAATCCAAGCTTTACGCGTGCCGCTTTGAATTGCTCTTTATCCATCAAGCGTGCCCTTTCTTTCGCAAAGCATTGCCAAAATAGCCGCATTGACGGCTTCAATATGTTCTAGAGCAATCCCCTTGCGCCGGGCTTGTGCCCTTAGCAAAGCCGCCCGCGCCATTGTTTCTGCCGCCAAATTGTCGGCAATCGCTTGAATTGCGCTTTTGTCTAGTCTTTCCATATCGTTTCCCCTTATGCTTTGGACCGTTTCGGCAAGCGGTAGGGCGCTTCCCGCAACAATTGCATATATTCGGACAAATCCTTGCCGCTTTGCTCTAGCCAGCGCACGACAAAACCGCTTGTGTCTTTTTTAGCCTTAGCGCCCTTTGGCGAAAGCCCGACAATATAACCACCCTTTTGGTCTAAATGGCGCAAATCATGTTTGTCACCGTCAATGACAAAAAAGCCCGCAAAGCTTTCGGGCAAGCCGCCCGCAAATACCATTGCCACATTGTGCCCGGCCATTAACGCATCGACGCAATCTTGCGCGTTCTCGGCGCTATAAGATAGCGTCAAATCCAAATTGCGCGGCGCTTTGCCTAGACGGCCGGGAAGCTTTGTATATTCGACAAATTGGATTGCCGGGAACAATTGCGGCAATGTCCATTGCCTAGATGGATAGATAAATTCCGCAAGCGAAGGATTAAACGCGCGAACGCGTAAGGCCTTAATTGTCTTTTGATCTAAATCAAAGCTAATGCGCTCCCAAACGATATCGCTTGAACCGTTTAGCCGCACGCAAAGCTTAAGGCCTTCCCTAGTCGCTTGTGCGTCAAGCTTAATGATATCGCGGGCAAGCCTGTTCATATATTCGCCACGTTCACGCATAAATAATTGCGCTTTGCGCTTGCGGCTTTCCCGGACATTATTCGTGCCATGCTCTAGATCCGATACCATAGCCGCTTGACCGCTATAATGGCCGAGACAAAGCGCAACACAAGCCGCGCTGGCATTAGGGCACAAATTGCCCGCGCCGCCTAGCGTATAGGGCGCAAGATAGTGAATTGCGTTCAAATAGCCATAGCCACTAGCTTTTGCGGCTTTGGCGCTATCGGTTGAAAAAAGCGTAGGATATTTTGTCATTGTCTTTCCCTTTCGATTAACGATTAAAGCTTTCGGCTTGCCAGCCATATTCCCGGCTATCGCCGAATAGTGTATACCAATTGCGCTTGATCCAATGATAGCGCCATTTGGCTTGCCCGCGCGTCAAGCCGGGCCAAACAATATCCGGCTTGCCATTGCGATAGCGCACAAAGGCCCGATATCCCTTATCCATTTAAAAGCCCTTTCAATTCGGCTTTGATTGCGCGGGCTTTATCGCCGCGCCATGCCGTCGCATTGGATAGGAAATAGAGCACAATGCCGCGTGCATCATCCCAACCGTACTTGTCATTAATTGATTGCAAGCCTTGCATAGCGTCTAAGTACGGAACCGCGCCAAAGTAAGGCTTTTTCCAGTCCGCCCGAATATCGCGGGCAATCGTGCTAATTGCTCTAGTCATTGCCTTTCCCTTTCAAATCCAAAACACAAGCCAACGTGACAAGCCCGGCTATCCAAAGCCAAGCGAAAGCTTCAATCGATAGATATGGCGATAGGTCAAAAATCATTGTCTCAATCCCTTTCGGCTTAATTGCCTAGGCGCTTAGTGCGGCTATGCGTTCCGCTTTGCAATAGGCTATCGGTTCCGCTTTGGCGCAATATGCAATCAATGTGGTGCGGCTATCGGTTCCGCTTTAGAGGCTTCTCGACACGCCGACGCACAGCCGCGTCTAGCGTGCCTCTGCCACCATTTGTTCCGTCACTAGAACACTGTTACACCCAAAAAACCGCAGAAAACCGTGGGTTTTGACGCGTTCGCTCGCGCGCGGGCACGCGCGCACACCCCCACGGGGGCGCGCACGCGGGGGGCGCGTGCGTGTACAACTTGACGCAGACCGAATGACCCCCACCCCCACTTGAATTTTAGGCACTTCCCGAAAAAAAATTATAAATTTTCCGCTTGCAAAAGTGTAACAGTATCCTGTAACAGTGCTGAACAAACAAAAAACGGGAGTTTTACGTCATGGCGGTTTATGGCTACACGCGGGTCTCGACCGAGGATCAGGTGGAGAACACCAGTCTGGACGATCAGGCACGCCAAATTCAAGGCATCGCGCTCACACACAATCTGGAACTTGACCATATCTACGAAGAGAAGGGCGTGTCCGGGGCCATCCCACTGTTCCGCCGGGAAGAAGGCTGCAAGCTGGCGTTCCTACGCCAAAACGACACAGTCATCGTATCCAAATTAGATCGAATGTTCCGCGATGCCCGTGATGCATTGAACGTGATTGGGGACTGGGAAGACCTCGGTATCAATTTGATTATCAACGGATATGGTAATGTGATGGATCGGGCCAACCCGAACGGCCGCTTTATGCTTGAGATCATGGCCGTGTTCAGCGGTGAAGAGCGTCGGCGGATTAAAGAGCGGGTCATCGCTGGCAAGCGCGCCAAGAAGGACGCGGGTGGATTCTGCGGCGGCAAGGTTCCCTATGGATATAAGAAGGTCGGCACGGGCCGCAAGGCGCGGCTGGTTGTCGATACTGAGCAGCAGGATAGCATTATGACGATGAAGGTCGCCAAGCTGAAGGGCTATAGTTCCCGTGACATCTCCAAGATCATAGCTAAGAAGCACGGTATTGATGTCAGCCACCAAACCGTTTACCGTATCCTAAAGGGAGAGACGAATGTCTAAGCCAAGAACCAGTCCAGAACGCGCCGCTAAAGAGGCGGCCGAACTTCTGTCTACAAGCAGCCAACAATCGCCGAACTTCTTTCTGGTGTTCCTAAAGAAGTATCGTGACGATCCCGTCGGGTTCGTGCGGGACATCCTGCGCACAAAGCCCGATCCGTGGCAGATCAAGTTTCTCGAAGCGATCAGCGCCGGGAACCGCAGGATCAGCGTCCGATCAGGCCACGGCGTCGGCAAATCGACAGCCGCAAGCTGGGCCATGCTGCATTACTTCCTGACGCGATACCCGGTGAAGGTTGTCGTGACCGCGCCGACATCCGCACAGTTGTTCGACGCGATGTTCGCGGAACTGAAGCGATGGGTCAATGAACTGCCCGATGTGTTGAAGGTTTTGGTCGAAGTGAAAACCGACCGTGTAGAATTGAAGGCTGCGCCAAGTGAAGCATTTATCTCCGCCAGAACGAGCCGCGCTGAAACGCCAGAAGCGTTGCAGGGTATCCACGCCGACAACGTATTGCTTGTCGCTGACGAAGCGTCGGGTATCCCAGAAAGTGTCTTCGAAGCCGCGTCCGGTTCTATGTCAGGCCATAGCGCGACCACGTTGCTCCTTGGCAACCCCACCCGGAACAGCGGTCTATTCTACGACACGCATAATCGACTTAAAGGCGAGTGGAAAACCTTTCACGTTAGTTGCCTCGACAGCCCGCG